AATGCGTTAGATACAAAAAAAGTGGAACAACCTCTACAATAAATAAATAATATCTCAAATAAAAAATATTATTTATTAGTGCTTTTTTTTCAGTTAGAGGAAGTATTCTTTAATAGCGTCATAAATTTCTTGTGCCTTATTACAGGAATACATAACCAAATTGTAAATATTTTCTTTATTAAAATTATCTTCTTCTTTGAATGCAAATCTAATGATAGAATGATCATCGTGTGGATGCTCTTTAATAAAACCTACATATGATAGAGGAGGAGTAGAACCTTCCTGTCCTTTATAATATTCTTCGTGTAAAATATATTCAATAACTTTTCCAATAGTATAGTCGTATCCCTGAAGTATTAAATCAGCACTATTTTTCATAGCTGTTGAACGCATATTAATTTCATATATTTGAGAACTGCATTTATCATGAACGTCTTGTAACTGTTCTTTGATTTTGTCACAAGCTAGATTAATAAGCTCTAAATTAGAATAAACTCCAATAGATTGAACTTTAAAATCATAACTATCTTTTAAATAAATTCTTTTAGCTTCAAGTGTATACCAATTTTTACGCTCATAATCAATATCCTTTTGATTCATACCCTTTTTTATCAATGACTCTTCAATTAAACCCCATGCATCCGCCTGCTCTGATTTTGAAGGAGTATTTGCATAAGCAGCAATACTTACAACATTATAAGCACCATTTTCTTTAGCTGTTCCTTCTTTAAAACGTGCAGTAAAATGAAGTTTTTCTCCTGGAATATCACTAGAAATTTTAGGACGTAATCTCGAAAATAATATAAAACATTGAGTATTTTTATGTGCTGGAAATATATTTTCCACTGCATCATCAGTTAAATATGTATCTGTAGAAATATTTTTTATTTTGAAATCCCTAGAAGTAACATACATCAAACTGTCTGTATCGTTAGTCATATCTAATTCCAATAGTAAATCACTTAATACAGACGTATCTTTAATATGGACTGGAATACAATCTAAGCGTTGTTTTAAAATTTCATTATGTAATCGTCCGGTGTTTTTATAAAATTTGCTTTGCTTACTATCTATTACAGAGGTAGATATGTTTGTTAGCAAAGTTCTTCTAATTCCATTAACAATACTAACATTAGTATTTTTTATTGTAAATTCTAAAACACCTTTATTTTCAACAGATTTTTCGACAACGGGAGTAATATCTAGAGTAGTCATGTTTATATAATATAATATTATTTATTTAATTGATTTTCAATTTTATGTTTTTTGTGTTATAATTTTATTAATAGAAACTTTAACAATATATAAATGAGTTCAGTTTTATATTATAGCAAGTATTGTGAGAACTGTAAATTGCTACTATATGAATTAGGTAAAAGTAATTTACAAAATGATATACATTTTTTATCTATTGATAGAAGAATGGAAAAAAAAGGTCAATTATTTATTATTTTAGACAATGGACGTGAAATATTACTTCCTTCACAAATAACAAGTGTTCCAAGTTTATTATTATTAAATAAAGGAAATAAGATATTAGTAGGAAGTGATGTATTGAATTATTTTAAACCAAAAATATCTAGTGAAAAAGTAGCATCAACACAAAATAATATTGAGCCAATTGCTTTTTCATTTACAGAAATGGGGACTTGTATGTCTGATAGTTATTCATATTGGGACCAATCTAGTGATGAGTTAAGTGCAAAAGGGCAAGGAGGACTACGACAAATGCATAGTTTTGTAACATTAAATCATAATGATAAAATTTATACACCAGAAGATGACTATGAACCAGATAAAGTAGGAGAAGTAGATTTAGGAAAATTACAAGCTCAACGTGAGATAGATATAAAAGCACCTCCTAGGGCAACTTTAGCTTAATTATATTTAAGTATAATTTATTTAAAAATAAAAATGAATTATATTACAAATAAATGGAAAGTGAAAATCAGAAAACATTGAAAGAGTTATTTTGTAACCAACTTATTGAATTTATGGATGATATATTAACTATATTTCCAAATAACTTAGATCTTAAAACAGGAAAAACATTTATAGTTGGTCTAACAAAGGTTAGTAAAAAAAAATTAATAGGAATTTGGAAAACAAGTATAGTAGATATCTATGAAGAAGCTATAATGAACGGAGATAAAGAATACTTTATTAATAAAGATTATAGTTATGATTTAGGAGAAGGTGGAACTGATAAGATGATGAACGTTGTAGAAGATGTAAGAGTATTAATACGTAATACAAGTGAAGAAAATAAAGATAAAGCAATAAAATATTTACAAAATTTAACTAAAATTTGTAAACTATATTATGATAATTAAACATTACGTTTAGTTTAATTTAAAAAAATAGAGTTTAAATTAAATATAATGACTGAAGAAAATAAAGAATTTCTAAAAATTGTAAAAGACTTTTACAGAGATGTTTTAACAGTATTTCCTGAATATAAAGATAAACTAGAAGATTTTGAAATAGAGTTTTTAACTGAAGGTAATCATGGAGAGAAATTATATGAATATTGTCTTGAAACATATCCACAACATTTTTTTAATATTTTATATCAAAACTCAGATATTTTTAAAGAAAATAAAAAATTAAACTTTTTACCAAGCATTAATTTTGTTGAATTATGGAAAGATGAAGAAATTAGTGAAAAGACACGCGAGACAATATGGAAATATTTACAATTAATATTATTTTCAGTTAGTAAAAATGTGGATTCAAAAGAATCATTTGGCGATACAGCAAAATTATTTGAAGCTATTAATGAAGAGGAATTAAAAGGCAAATTAGAAGAAACTATGAAAGATATGGAGGGTTGGTTTAATAGTGGAGAAATGTTTGGAGATATAAGTTTAAATAATATGATGGATCCATCTAATATAAATTTGAATGATTTACCCGACGCTGAAGATTTACAAAATCATATAAGTGGATTACTAGATGGTAAGCTAGGTCGTTTAGCACACGAAATTGCAGCTGAAACAGCCGAAGAACTAAATGTAGATATGGAAGGAGCAACGAACGTAGGAGAAGTATTTCAAAAACTTTTTAAGAACCCTGGAAAATTAATGAATATGGTAAAAAATGTAGGTTCAAAATTAGATGAAAAGTTAAAATCAGGTGAAATTAAAGAAAGTGAATTAATGAAAGAAGCAAGCGAATTAATGGAGAAAATGAAAAATATGCCTGGAATGAAAAATATGGATAGTTTATTATCAAAAATGGGTATTCCCGGTGTAGCTGGTGCTGGAAAAGTAAATGTAAATGCTATGCAAGCTCGTATGAAGCAAAATATACGTGTTGCATCACAAAAAGAACGTATGCTAAGAAAATTAGAACAACGTAGAAAACAAAGAGCTGAAGAAGAAGCTAGAAAAACAACACAACAGGCCCAACAATACCAACATATGGTATTTAGGGGAGATGAACCAGTTGAAAAATCTAGTAGAAAAAATAATAAAAAGAAAAGAAAGAAAAAGAAAAAGAAGAAAAATGTAAATTAAAAAATAACTATTTATACTATATACGATGAATACTAGTTTTTGGTTAGATAATCCAAATGTTTTATTAAATAAAAATCATATAACGGAAATATGGCCTCAGGAAAATTTTAATTTAGATAGAAAATTAAATGCAATTACTAGATTAATACTAATATTATCTATTTTAGGATTTTTGTTTACAAAATCTAGTTATATAATTGTTAGTGCAGCAGTTTCCATAGTTGTATTAGTTATGATACATAAGTCAAAAAGTCATTTAAAAAAAGAAGGAATGGAAAATTTAGACATTAAATTAAACAAGGAGGAATTTGAAGAATTATTAAATGAAGAATTTACAACGCCTACAAAGAAAAATCCATTTATGAATGTATTAATGAACGAATACAAAGATAATCCTGAACGTAAACCAGCCGCCCCTATTTACAATGAAGAAGTTTTAGACGATGCTACAAAAAAAAGTAGAAATGATGAAAAATTATATAAAAATTTAGGAGATAATTTAACATTTCAAAATTCATTAAGGACTTTTTATAGCACTCCAAATACAAATATTCCAAACAATCAAAAAGAGTTTGCTGAATTTTGTTATGGAAATATGGCTTCTTGCAAGGAAGGTGATGAATTTATGTGTGAAAAAAATAGCGGTTCTATTCAATAATTCCATATTTTATTTAAATATATAATCTTAAGTAAAATATATATGTCAAGCGTCCATAGTTATACATTTGATAGTTTAAGTAGAATTGGAGATGATGTCTGTGGTGTCTCTGAAAGAGAAATGCAAAACGAAAACTTTAGTTCTTATTCAGTTCAAAGTTATTTCGCCAAAAATTGCGGAATGGCATCATCAATTAATTTTGCTACTTCACAACCTAACATATTTTACAAAGGTTCCCATCAGTGTGGATTAGGTGGATGTAATATTGATACCAGTTCTAAACTTTTAATTGGTTCTATCCAAACAAATCCTAAATGCAGAATTAGCTTACAAGAAAGACCATTTTTAACTGTTCCATTTTTAGGAAGAGGACCTTCTATGCCTGTAAAAGAATCACAATTATTACAAGGAGAATACAATGGCGACAAAAAATCATGCAAAACTATTATGGAAAAATCCATTCGTCCTAACCAAGATTTAGTTCCAGCTTTAAAGGCTTCCATTCAAAATCCAGCTAATTTATGTGAAGGCATTGCTGCTGATGGATGGATTAGAGGTGGTTTACCTTCTCGTGAATTATCTAGAGATCAAGATTATTTTAATAAACAATAATTTAAAACTAAATAAATAATTATATTTAAATGTATAATTATTCATTCTATTGCACCTATTTAGATATTTCTAAAAATGAACATAAACAAGATACTATGTATAGACAGGAAATTTTAAAAGCTTTTAATTTAATGACTTACGATCATGAAAAAATGATGAATACTATTACTGATTTATATAGTAAATATAAGGAAAATAAACAAATATTAGAAATTATTAAAATAATAGAAGAAACTAATAAATATAGTTTTCTATTTAAAGACCCAAATGAATTTTTTACACTTTTATTTTCATTCGAGTATTTTTACTATTTTCATACATGTATTGCCGAATTAGAACAATCAAACTTTATAAGTGATATTATTTTTGAAAAATTTATAAAAGTTCTAAAAAATAATAATAATAATTAATATATAATGGCGTCACTTAAAAATTCACAAGGAGAATATTGTTTAGAGCAAAAAGCTTTCTGTAATCAACAACAATATTTACATTATAGAAATTCTAGAGTTCCTCACGTTAATAGATTACCTGGTTTAGGAATAAACGCAGGTAATATGAGTGGAGGTTATTACGATAATGTATTATCAAATAACACTGCAAATATTGAAAGTAATTTATTTGGTATCAAACAAATAGACTTAACAAAAAAACAAGAAAAATTTATTCCAAGTTTAAATAAATTAGATTGTCTGGAATTTTTTAAAACACCTAGAGTTTTTGTTCCAGAACCACTCGTAATTCAAAAGGAGCAAAGACCAATTGGACCTTACGGTGGTATGTAATTTATATAATATCAATGTATTATATAAATGAGTGGATTAAATATAAATCCTATAGATGTATCTAGAGACAAATATTTTGATTATGGAGATTATATTAGTAGAAGACACGGCGATAGATATTATAATTTAGGATACGCAATTTATAAAGGTATCGTTTTAGATCCAACAGATGTTGGATATATTTTACCTACACTTCCTTTAGTAGAGGAAGCTTTTACTAATTTTACTATTGCATTGTTATTTAAAAAACAAGATGAAGATTCCAAAAAAAAAAGAGATGATTTATGTGATTTTTTTGGCCCAAATGGTGCTATTATTCCAGGTCTAATTACACAATCATTAATAAATACTTGGATTTCAAACGCCAGAACAACATTTAGAAATTGTAAATGTTTATAAATATTATTTAAAAATTTATATGTATAAAAAAATACATTTTTATACTTATATAGTATAAGGCATGTCATATACAACTTATGGAAATTATAATAGAACTGTTCGAGCTAGAACTTCCCAGATAGATAGTAATGGCCTTGATGGATGTAGTAATCAAGGACCTGCTGGACCACCAGGACCACCCGGTCCATCAGGACCATCCGGACCATCTGGTCCTCCCGGGAGTGCTGGTGCTACCGGTCCAACGGGCCCAGATATTTCTGGTAATTACGAATATTTATATGCCGGTCCTACTGGAATAGAAAAAGCTTCAACTGATTATAATAATCAAAACTCTGGAGTATATTATGACTCGGGTTCTGGGTTAAACTATGTCCCAGATCCTTCATTTGGTCCTGGAACAGACGGTAGACGATGGGACAGAACACTAATACAACTTAATGGACCACCAGATAATAAAAAAAATCTTGTAGAAGAAAATTTCACTGATCTTTCTGGTGCAGGTATTGATAATAGAGGACCTGCAATTCAGTTTAGACCACAATCTAATCTTGAAAACGCGCCTTTGTCTAATCTTAATCCTAGTAAATCACAATTTTATGTTAGTCCTTTTACAGATCAAGAATTATTTAATTATTACGAGGTCCCATCATCAGAAATGATAGACCCTTCTGGAGTTGAAATACGTAGAAATATCTTTCTACGAACAGATAATAAACAACCATTTCGACCTAACCTAATCAATCCAGCAACCGGAGCTCCTATGCAGGATACTGACCCGGAATATTTAGAAGAACCCGCATTTGCTATCAAAAGAGCTTCTAATAATCAAGTGCCTAATGTTAATGTTACATCATCCGATACATTTTTTAATGTAACTATAGGTAGTGATTATGCAAATGCTTTACCCGGTTTTGGAACAGGAGCACAATTACCTGCCGGACCGCCTCAGAATTTTCCTGCTGGGGGTCTAATACCAGGAAATAAACAACCTAATAAATATACAGGTAGTGGTTCACTAACTGTAGCACAAAATAATTGGTCTCCAGATTTAGAATGGGCTGGGATTACTCCAGGTTCAGGTGGAGGTAATCCATTTGATGATCCTGATTATGACCCTCAAGACGCTAATCCTTATCCACCTATGTATGATCCTAACTTACCCTTTTATAATAAATGGAATGGAGCTAATTTTCCAGCAGACAGCAAATTTAGTAAAGTATCAGATAATCTAAGATTAACTAGCACAACTCATATTTTTAAAAGAGGCCAACAAGGACCCAGAAGTTCACTTACTTTTTATGCTTATAACATACCTGATTGGAGAAGAGATACCAATAAACCTATCTTTCCAGATCAGCCAGCTAACGCTCTAAATGAAGCCAGCGACCTTTGGTTTAAAGGAGGGGTCCCTAATGAAAATGCACCATACCCAAAAACAGCATCCTTTTATCCTTCTGCGCTGCCAAATCCAGATCCATCCATTACTCATTATTCACATACAGTTGGAGGCGCCGGTATTGTATTAGAACCCAGTGGAAATGTTTTATCAGATAGAACTATTGATCCAGTTAGACAAAGGGGAGGATTTGAAGTTCCTTATGAATTAAATTTTTATATTAAATCTGGAAATAATGCAACACCAGGAATAAATTATGTTAATAATGATTGGGTTGAACTAGATGAAAAAAATGATAAACCTATTTTTCAATTAATAAATAATCCACTTATTAAGGTTAATGCTCCAGTAAAATGGGAAACAAATAATAGGTCTCAAAAAGGTCCTGCTATTTTAGATACCCAAGCAGAACCAGGTATCGCTGGTGGTTACAGAAAAGCTGTTTTTATAGGACAGGAAGACCCGTCTTTATTAACTAGCAACAATCTTCCAGTAGGAAATGTAGATGATGGTGATATTATGGTTTGGGACTCAACTTTATATGGTGGAGCAGGTGCATGGATTAATAAACCTGGTAATTCGGTTGGAGCTGGGGTTATGCAATTTGAATATCGTCTAGATACAGACAGTGATATTGGATTTACCACTACCGCACCATATAATGCTTTAGATCAAGAAGGAATAAGATTTAATGCTGCTGTTCCACCTGCTGGAGCTGGTAATTATCCTAATCTAAATGATATTAATTTGATATTTTTATATGGTAAAGATTTTGACGGAGAAAAACCACATCAATTTCTCAGACAAATTAATAATAATAATAGCATTATCAAGGGAACTTTACATTTAGATAATTCTTCTGTTAGTAATAATACCACTAATGGAGATGATGGAATGATTTTCTTTATTGAAAGTATTCAACCAAAACAAAATGATGGCACCGACATAGGATTTGGAAATAGCATAAATCCTGCGGCTGGAACAGAATATTATGAAGTAAAAGTGCAATTTGTTAGCGCTGGAACCAATTGGGCGACAGCATTTACTAATGGTGCAAATCTAGGAATGGATTTATATTTGACGGGACGTAAAGGAGACTCTGGTAACCAAGGTCCAACTGGTCCCACTGGTCCTACTGGTCCTACTGGACCTACCGGTCATACTGGACCTACTGGTCATACTGGTCCTACAGGACATACTGGACCTACAGGTCATACTGGACCTACAGGTCATACTGGTCCAACAGGACATACTGGTCCTACAGGTCATACTGGACCTACTGGTCATACTGGTCCTACAGGTCATACTGGTCCTACAGGACATACTGGGCCTACAGGTGCAAAAGGACCTACGGGTGATCCAGGTATTTTACCTCCACCCAAATCTATTTCTCTTACTACTAATAAGTTTGGTCAGACAGACAGTTACCTTGGAGCAGAACAGATATTCCCGATGTTAACAAATGCTGATTATGCTAATGGTGATGTTTGTGCTTTAAATTTCATAGATGAAAATATTCTTCTTGGAGCACCGGCAGAATTAAATGGTATAAATACGTTTGAAGCAGATCCTACTATACCAAATGCTGATTTAGTTGAACCCTTTGGTGGATGGTTCCAGAGATACTATAAAGATGGTTGGATAAACACAAACTCACAATCATATATGCAAAAGCAACCATTTCTATCCGTAGTAGTGCCTAATGATATGACTGCTTTAGTATCTTTTGGAATAAGAGCAAGGATAGACGAACACTATGGGGGATATAATGGAGGCAGATTTAATATTCAATTAATGTATTACGAACCAGGAACAGGTGATAAATTTGATTACAACACTTGGCAGCCCTTTCAACATTGTTCGACTTTTGTTGTAATTCCTCCTCATTTCGACACAGTAGGCGGTATTCCTGGAGCGTCTCCAAATGGAACTAATAATGCTATGAATACCACCAATCATCAAATTGAGTCAGAACATGTTACAAAGGTTGTAAAACTGAAAAAAGATACAGAAATTATTGTTATTGTTACGAGAGAAGATGTAGCACCTGGTGTGGCCCCTCCTCAACCTTTAGCCGGACCAGCGATTACTATTAAAGAAGGTTCCACTCTATCTATTGTTGAAATAACAGGAGGTGGTGCTGACGGTCCATCAGGTCCTACAGGTCCTACTGGTCCTCCAGCTCCAATTACGCCTGGAGCTGCTATGAGAATACGATTACCTATAGCCGTTGTTTCACCTAATGTTGCAGAAGCAGATGGTTCAAATGGTAATGGAAACTTCACAAATTCTTACGAACAGAGAATTCCACAGGATCCAGTTGAGTTTTTAGACAGTGGAATTAATAATAATAATACTGCACAGTATACTGTGGTAAAATATTCAACTGCTGATTTTGGATTTGATGAAGGAATGATAGGTGATGGAAATAATGGAGAACCATTTACTGTTTTTGTTGACGGTAGTGAATATAATGACCTAATTGGAAATGACCCAACCATGCCAAATAATTCTCCTGGTAATACTTACGAAGCTGCAATTAATGATGCTGCTGCAACTGAATATTATGTAAGATTCAATAAGGATATGAGAGTTGAAATAACTTATGGCACAACTATTAGAGGAGGGGCGGCGAATAATTGTGAATATACAATATTTACAGGATTATTTTATTATGACTCTGTTAATAATCCCGCTTTTGATGGACCATTAATGGGTTCCGAAGTATCAGCAAATTTATCAAAATCAAATGGAGGAGCTAATCAAAACACCAATCCACAAGTAAATATGAAATCTACTTGCACTGGTTCATATATTTTAGATGTAGTTGCAAATGACAGAATACAAATTAAATGTAAGGGTTTTAAGGCATACGGTGGTGGCACACCCACGGTATTATATTTAACTCAGTCTACTTTCTTAGAAATTAAACAAATTGGTGGAGCAAAAGGTCCTAGTGGTCCAGATGGTGATAATGGTTCTACTGGTCCTACTGGTCCTACCGGTCAAACGGGTCAAACGGGTCCTACTGGACCTACAGGTCAAACTGGTCCTACCGGTCCAACAGGGCATACTGGTCCTACTGGTCCTACCGGTCCAACAGGGCATACTGGTCCTACTGGTCCTACTGGTGCTACTGGTCCTACTGGTCCTACTGGTGAAACTGGTCCAAAAGGTGTTACAGGATTATTGGGAAATTCTAGTTTATGGAATTATGTAGCTGGAAATCCTAATGGTAATACCATACTTCAAGGAGGAGGACAGCCATCACAAGTAGCTAGTAATTTTGTGGGTGGTGAAATGACTTGGGAAAATCTATCTGATAATCCATGGGCTTCAAATGTTTTATATATTCATAAAGAAGATGGATTTGGAAATGATATGTCTGCGTGGTTAAATAGTATGGAACAAGGTGATATACTTTATATAAGAAATTATGAAGATTTTTCAGAGTTCAGTCATTATGAAGTGACTGGTATAGGAACACTAACAAATTTTCCCGATATATATTTGATAAATGTTGATAGTTCATTTGTATCAAATCCCGGTAGTCAAGCTCCATTAGGAACTAATGTGGGTTCAAATCAAACACAGCTCGTATGGGAAGCTAATAATACTAGAATGGACGTTGGGTTTGCTCCAATTGGTCCTGGTGGAACCGGTGCTGGCCCTACTGGTCCTACTGGTCCTACAGGTCAGACAGGTCAGACAGGTCCTACTGGTCCAACCGGTGCTACTGGTCCTACTGGTCCTACCGGTCCAACCGGACCTACTGGTGAAACCGGTCCTACTGGTCCTACTGGTCCTACTGGTGAAACAGGCCCTACTGGTCCTACCGGTCCAACCGGACCTACTGGCGCAACTGGTCCTACTGGACCTATAGGTTTTGATGGAAATTCTTCTAGATGGATATACACTACCTTCCAGAGTGGGGCTATGGGCGATGGAAAATTCACAACAGGAACTGGTTTATTTGGTTTAAGTGTTTTAAATCAAAACGTAAAAAGTCAAGTAACAGGTATCCGTATAGATAAAGATGATGATAACCCTGTTACACCAGACTTAGAACAATGGTTATTATTTTGTGATCCTGGTTCTGTGATTTATATAAGAAAAGTAAATCAAATAGATGAAGTTGCATATTATAGTGTTGTTGCAAGAATTGATAATTTCAATAATAGTAATGAAGTTAAGTATATAGTAAGTTATATTGATAGTGATGATACCCCTGGAACTTTTACTCCAGATGCAGAATATTATATTGGATATATTAATACTTCAACAAATTCTCCATTTAATGCAGCAAGATTTTTAGGAATTGGAGTGCCAAATACAACACCTCCTGGAACAAATGTGGGTCCAGGAAAATTTACACTTTCAGTTGACGCGACAACTAATCCCAATCCTCTACCAGATTGGAACGATGCAAATGGTATCGTTCTCGCTAATGCCGATGTAAATAATGCTAATTTAGTAAAATGGATAGAAGGTGCAAGAGAAAATGCAACATTAACTATCGCTCAAAGAGGAAATCCAACAAATTTTGCTCAGTATAAGTTAGCAAGCACTTTTTCAGTAATACCAGTTAATACTGGGGTATGGCAGAATGGTTTTGTGGATCAAGGAATTCACGATTATGCTGTAGTATATGATAATAGGGGAGATCCTACTCCTTATGACGGTGGAAATGAAGCCGGAGGTGGAGGTTGGATTATAGCAAAACATCCTGCACGTATTAGTGAAGATGGAGGAGGAGCAGGTAATTTTGAACCAGATCCTGGTTACACTCAACCATATCTTATCAATTATGAATATGAAATTTCTTATACAAATGAAGGAGGAGGCGATGGATCAACTGGTCCTACTGGTCCAACCGGTCCTACTGGTCCTACAGGTCCTACTGGTCCTACTGGTCCTACGGGTAAAACCGGTCCTACTGGTCCAACTGGTCCAACTGGTCCCACAGGACCTACTGGTCCTACTGGTCCTACTGGTCCTACCGGTCCAAAAGGTGCTACAGGTCTAGGACTAAAAGGGACGATGAGTGTTACATTTTTTAAACAACTAAGAGGACAAGCAACAGCCTGGAAAGATGCACCACCTACACAACAAATAGCAACTGGATATGGTAGTGTGGGAACTATAGAACTTACACCAACTACTAATGCCGGAAAATATACTACTATTGATGGACTTTCACACGTGTGGGCGCCTCTGGATCAATTTGAATTTTTACACTTAGGAGCGGCTTCTATGATGTTTCCTTGGCCTTTTCAGGGTCTATCATCTTTTCCAAAAGATAGGTTCGTCCAGTTAGATAATATGTATTCATTACCTAACGGAGTGCAAAGACCTATGGCTGGTCCGATAGATATAGGAAGAAGAAATGCATATAATAATTTTTATGGTTATAGAGTTCCAGCTGATGGTAGATTACTAGGTTATACATTAGACTTTGCACAGACCCCTAATGATGGAATTTTCCATGTATTTTATTGGTCTCCTGGTTTAGATCCCAATCAAGTAAACAATGAAGGAAGAGTTAGTTTTTGCCCCGGTGGTCCTATCATTTGTCCATCACATCCAGGTATTCCAGGACAAAACGGAACACCAGGTGCTAATGGCACAGGAGAACAATTATTTGCTTCCGGTTCTACTATTTTCAAAGAAGCACAAGCAATTAAAATACAAAAAGATGGATTTATTTTCGCGGCTAGTGACTTAACATATTTTAGAAATCTAGATACTTCTGTTGGAACGGCTAGTCCCGGATATTTAACTAGTGTTTGGAATACTCAGGGATGGGCTCAGACAAATCCAGCAAGACTGCAAGATCCACCTTCGGGTAGAACACATATAACAGTTTATATTAGATTTGATGAAGAATAAATATATAATATTAATTTATTTGTAAATATTATATATATGCCACCAAAACCAGATCCAAATACTTTCATTCAAACTTTTGACCTTAGTATGAATAATTTAAATGTTGATACTATATGGTTTCAAGATGGCACATTTTTAGATAGCGCAAAAGGTTTAGTAGGAACAGCGGGAGGTCTGTCCTTTCAATATACTGTTAATATTTCAAATCAAAACTCTCCTGGAAACACAAATTTAAATGACGGAGCTATACGATTTAATGACTCTACAATAGCTCAATCTACAAAATTGTTTGTTTCTACAAATACCAATATAGTTCAGTTTCAATCTGGAAGTCCAATAAACATGAAACCGTTTTTTAGTTGGGTTAAAACAAGAACTTCTAGTGTTAAAACTATTGTATCCATATTTAAAAGAGACGATAGTTCTAAAAAGGCAATTTTCTCTGTGGTAGATATAAATGTTGATACAAGTTATACCAATGCTGAATTTGTTTTAAGTCAAGAAATAAGTTTAATATCAGATACAGCACCTTTCGAACAGGGAGATGAAGTAGTTTTAAGTTTTAAAATATTGGGTGATAAAGGTCCAGAAGGTCCTCCAGTTGACGGTGGTGGAGTTATGCCTTATGAACCATTTAGTAATATTATAGGTCATGATGCCGTTGAACTTGTAAATACTACTGTTTATTGTAATCAATTCGTAGCTCCCACTAGTGGTAATTATACACATCTTACATTTCAAACATCAAAAAATTCTAGTTCTAATTTTGTAGGAAAAATAGGATGTGCCATTTATACTAATGCGGCTTCTCCTACTTATGATACTGCTAGTAATATTGGAGTTCCTGGAACAAAGATAGCACAAGGTATATTAGATGTTCCTAATGATTCAAGCATTGATTTAAGAAGAACATATTTAAATATACCATTTGAACTTCCAGCACTACTTATAGCCGGAGAAAAATATTGGGTAGCATTTGGTAAACAAGTACCAAACACATCAATTCATGTTTTTCTAGCTTCGCATAGTGATTATAGTAACCAAAGAAGAATTGCAGTTCATAGTAAGAATTCTTATGGATTTACAAGTTCTGATATGCCTGTAAATTTTAATACTACTAATGGAAATATTGAATTGCAAAGTGATGTTGCTTTTTGGTTTCGTTTATATAATCCAAATGGTGCATTAGGTTCTGGTCCAAAGGGTCCGACCGGTCCTTCTGGTCCAGCAGGTAATGACGGCGCTACTGGTCCTTCTGGTCCTAGAGGACCAAGTGGAACTGGGGGCACAGGACCAACCGGTCCTACTGGTCCTAGAGGTAAAACAGGACCAAATGGTGATAGCACTGATTTTAGTAATTTAAATTCAATATCAACAGGTCCTTGTCCTAAAACAACGGATATATCTACAGGAATTTCTGACTCTATTGGTTCTATAAAAACATATACTGTTTCTGGTGTTAAAGTTTTAGCGGGTCAACCAGTGTGCGTAAATGTTAGTGCAACTGGACCAATAACATGTAGAGCGTGTGACGCTAATACATCTGCATCAACTATATTGGGGATTGCTACAAAAGATGCATTGGATGGTGAATCTTTAGATGTTTTAACGCATGGTTATGTAACAGCTAGAAGAACTCAAGGTACGGGAACTCCACAATATGTAAGAGATATAACTCCGATGTTACCTTTAGAAATGGGTACAACCCTTGGTGGTATAACATATCCTGCTCTAGACCCACCGGGAGGAGTTAGTGATAGTTATGATAATCCACATATTGTACTTTTAGCCGGCACTCTTAATGTTAAAGATGATGGTGGAAAAAGTGATCTACTTTTACCAGATAATGAGCTGGAACCTAACGGAAATTATAGTGATAACAAAAAATATGCTGCTGTATTTGACGCTGGTGTTGGAAAAACCATACAAATGAAAGTAAATAACTTTCAATTTGAAAGTGGCTCATCAACAATATACGATCATTTAAAAATAGAATGGTCTGATAATGGAACCAGTTGGTCTCCTTTAGCTAGTAGAAAGCTTACACAAAATGGAATAGTAGAGTTAGCACCAGATATTTCAAAATATCTTCTATGGGTAGATTCATATAATCCAGATGGTAACGTATCAAGTCTAGATATTCCTGAAGACATTGGAGGAAAAGATAATAATGGGGCCGTTCCAGTAACCGCTAGTATAGGACAAGCACAAGAAGCTTATGTTTTTCCAGGTTCTACATCATCACAAAATGTTGAATTATCACTTTGGAGAAATATAAATGCTAGATACATAAAATTATATTTTAGGTCAGATAGTAACACAAATAGAAGCGGATGGGATTTAGATATTGCTAGTGTCACATTTGTTCCTGGAAGTGGAGTTGATGACTTACCAAATAGTTCAATTGGTGATAGACTTTATTTAGATAAAACCGATTATACAAAGGTTGCAGAAACTGGAGATGTTAGTGTAGGATTTATTGCGGCTACCGATGTTAGAAATAACTCTGTTTACATGCGGTCTTTAGATTTTTCTATTTTTGATGGTTCAATAGGTCCCAGAGGTCCAGTTGGTGTAAGAGGCCCTACTGGTCCTGCTGGAAATGGAGATGGACGAGAAATTCCTGGTGCTACCGGTCCTACCGGTCCTACCGGTCCTACTGGTGAAACCGGTCCTGCAGGTCCTAGAGGAATTACTGGACCCAGAGGATCTACAGGACCAAGAGGTCCTACTGGTATAGGCGGACCAACGGGACCAGGAGGACCTAGTGGACCAAGTGGACCTGAGGGACCAGATGCTAATTCTAGTTTATGGATTATTAAAAGAGACAGTGGTAATGTGCCATCAGAATTAACAAGAGGAGAATTCTTTTTCATTAATACTTCTGCACAAATAGTTACTGACCCGGCACAAATAGATAAAATTCTCATTTCTAGATTCGATGATCGTAATCCATCAGTAGATATGTATGATTGGATTAACTATATAAAATTAGGAGACATAATGGCTATTAGACAAGGTGCTACTTTAAATCATTTTAGAGTATTAGATAATCCTGTCTTTTACGGCAGTGAATCAGTAAACGAACATTTTGAAATAAAAATTACCAGATTAGTAGGTTTGGGAAATTATTTAATTAATTCACAAGCATCTATAAGTTACATATCTAGAGGTGAAATTGGACCTAGAGGTTCTACTGGTCCTATTTCTATTATTCCAGGTCCTAGAGGTCCCACAGGCGCAGATTCAATCATTCCTGGTCCAAGAGGACCAACCGGTGCCGATTCAATAATTCCTGGTCCAAGAGGACCAACCGGTGCTGATTCAATCGTGCCTGGTCCAATAGGTCCTACAGGTGCGGATTCAACTGTACCTGGTCCTAGAGGACCAACTGGTTTGCAAGTAGTTGCAAAATTATATAGTATTACAAATGCCGGAGGTGGTAGATATGGAATAGATGGTATTCCTAACGACTCTATCCATTTAATAAGAGGACAAAAATATGTATTTTCAATAAATGCTAGCGGTCATCCATTTTGGATCCAAACTGTATCAGGGCCTTATAATAATAATAATGTATACCTCAATGGTATAACAGACGGTGGAGGAATACAATTAGGACTAATGACCTTTACTGTTCCATATGATGCCCCGGATAAATTATATTATGTATGTCAGTATCATTCCAGCATGAATGGAACTATTTTTATAAAAGATCTAACTGCTAATTCATTGAGAGGTGCAACTGGTGCGGATTCAACTATTCCTGGACCAAGGGGACCTACTGGTGCTCCTTCTATTATTCCTGGACCAAGGGGACCTACTGGTGCGGATTCTATCATTCCTGGACCCAGAGGTCCAACGGGTGCTGCATCATTTGTTGCAGGTCCAAGAGGTCCAACAGGTGCGGATTCTACAGTTCCTGGACCAAGAGGTCCAACGGGTGCTGCATCATTTGTTGCAGGTCCTAGAGGTCCAACAGGCGCGGATTCTACTGTTCCAGGGCCCAGAGGTCCAACCGGTGCAGCATCATTTGTTCCCGGTCCTAGGGGACCAACAGGTGCTGCTTCTACAATAGCAGGTCCAAGGGGTCCTACGGGAGCTGCTTCTACAATAGCAGGACCTAGAGGACCTACTGGTGCGCCGTCAACGATTGCTGGTCCTAGAGGTCCTACTGGTGCACCTGGTTTAGATGGAAATTTTGGTGGGGCTACTTTTGATTATACCCATTTAGGTTCTCAAAATATACATTCATTAAATCTTATGCAAGATGGACACGCTTATTTATATGGAAGTCTTAATAATCAAAGTTTATCTAGTAATCTTCAAATTTCAAAAAGAGATGATAATGGTAATGATATAACAAATTTTATGTTAAGTATTATGATTGTTATAGGGGATATTAAAGGTCACGTAAGAATTTCTAAAAAAGGTGATAATACTAAATTTGCTATGTTTTCTATTGTAGATGTAAATAATCTTAGCGATCAGGATAGTGAGAGTTTTGTTTTGATATTAAATAATTTAAGTGCTAGTCAAGATAATCCATTTTCAACACCGGAAGATATTTTATTGAGTTTTGCTGTAGTAGGAACAAAAGGAGAAAAAGGAGATAAAGGTGTAACTGGAGCGGTTTCAACCGTACCTGGTCCCAGAGGTCCTACAGGCGCAGACTCTACTGTTCCTGGACCAAGGGGACCTACTGGTGCTCCATCAATTATTCCTGGTCCAAGAGGTCCAACAGGTGCTGCTTCAACAGTAGCTGGCCCTAGAGGACCAACTGGAGCTGCTTCAACTGTACCTGGTCCTAGAGGACCAACTGGTGCAGCATCATTTGTTGCGGGTCCAAGAGGTCCTACTGGTGCTGATTCTACTGTTCCCGGTCCAAGAGGTCCAACAGGTGCAGCATCATTTGTTGCCGGTCCCAGAGGTCCCACCGGAGCTGCTTCATTGGTTCCTGGTCCTAGAGGTCCTACTGGTGCTGACTCTACTGTTCCCGGTCCTAGAGGTCCTACCGGTGCTGCTTCAACTGTAGCTGGTCCTAGAGGACCAACTGGTGCTGCTTCATTGGTTCCTGGTCCTAGAGGTCCCACCGGTGCTGCTTCAACTGTTGCTGGTCCAAGGGGTCCTACCGGTGCTGCTTCAACTGTTGCTGGTCCTAGAGGACCAACTGGTGCTGCTTCATTGGTTCCAGGTCCCAGAGGTCCTACTGGTGCTGCTTCAACTGTTGCTGGTCCAAGGGGTCCAACAGGTGCTGCTTCAACTGTTGCTGGTCCAAAAGGTGCTACTGGAGAGGATGGTAATGACGCTAATGCATTTAAATGGCAGTTTGTAGGTTCCGACGGTGGAGGAGGATACGGACAATTTAATTCTGGAAAATTTATAGTAAGAACTACAAGTGGATATACAGGAAATAAATATGGTATTGATTCTTTTTGGATCAATAAAAACAATAGTGATGGAACAACTATAGCCACTGGCCCACCAGCTACCCTAGCACAACCAACAGGCTGGTTTGGATTATGGAGTGCTGGAGATATATTAACAATTAGAAATACAGCCAATAGTAATGATTATGCTATATATGACATAACTTCCGTGCAATTTATGTATTCTCCTGGATACAATGACTATGTAAGAGTAAACATAAACCCATTAAGTTTAATTTTAATTGGTGCAACTTCATTTACTCAAAACGCAACCTATAGTTTTAGTTTTGCTAAGAAAGGAGCGGATTCTTTAGTTCCTGGTCCTAGAGGACCTACTGGTGCTGATTCTACAGTTCCCGGTCCAAGAGGTCCAACAGGTGCTGCTTCAACAGTTGCTGGACCTAGGGGTCCTACAGGTGCTGCTTCAACAGTCGCGGGTCCAAGAGGTCCTACAGGTGCTGCTTCAACAGTAGCTGGTCCAAGAGGTCCAACAGGGGCTGCTTCAACAGTAGCTGGTCCTAGAGGACCAACTGGAGCTGCTTCAACTGTACCTGGTCCTAGAGGTCCTACAGGCGCTAAATCTACCATTCCTGGACCACGGGGTCCAACAGGTGCTGCATCTACAGTAGCTGGTCCAAGAGGACCTACTGGAGCTGCATCTACAATAGCAGGTCCAAGAGGACCAACAGGTGCTAGAGGTCCTACTGGTGCAGGTTCAACTTTATCTATAGGTGATGATATAACTTGTCGTTCTTTAGGTGCTGGAACAACCGCATCTGGATCTAGTGGAGACGTAAGAGCATCAGGTAATGTTACAGCATATTTCTCTGACGCAAGACTTAAAACATTTTTAGGAAAAATTCCAAATTCATTAGAAAAAATTAATACTTTAAATGGTTATTACTTTAAGGAAAATGATTTAGCAAAATCACTAGGTTATAATAATGATAAAATACAAGTTGGTGTATCCGCTCAAGAAGTTGAAAGTATTTTACCAGAAATTGTTACAGAAGCACCAATTGATGATAAATATAAAACAATATATTATGATAAATTAGTTCCTTTATTAATCGAAGGAATTAAATCATTAACAGAAAAAGTAAATCAATTGGAAAATAAAATAGACAATTTAAAAAAATAAAAACAATAAATATAATGGCTACTCCAATTAATGTTGGAATTAATAATCCATTGACTATATCTTACTTAAATCAATATATAGGAGCTCCTTCCAATAAAACACGTAGTTATAGTGGTGTAGAAACGAAACCAGTTAATTTTTCAATAAATCAAATTTTTAATTCATTCCCAAATAGCACAACTCCTCCATTTTCATTCAGTGCATCATCATTAAATGGTAAAACCTTTGGTATGTATACTGCTAGTTCGAGATCAATAATCTATGGTTCTTCATATACTAATAATTTGTTACCAGGATTTGTTGGTTATTTTGGATTTGGAACATCAGGTATATTAAATAGTACTAATAGAGGTTGTCCTATAAGAATAGGAATTACAAGCAATGGTCGTATTGATGCAGCTACTCTTAGGGGTTCAACTTGGACAACATTTACTACTAATCAGTTTAATCAAACAACCTATGATGTTGGCGAGTTTGAAGCAATTCGTATATTTAGTAATGACACTAGTAGGATTAATGTAACTTTACAAGCTTCACCTTGTTTTGAAGGAAGTAGTGGTGGATTAGGAATACATACTATTAATATGATCTTTCCAGAAGACGAAAGATCTGATATTATTGGGCCTCCTATAAAAGATCCCCCACTTCCACCAGGACCTGGGGATGGAGGTCTAGGTGGTTTTAATTAGACAAAATTCGATAAATATTATGTTTTAATATACACAATATTTATATGTCTGTTGTAGATTTAGAAAAGTATCCATACTATTTATTTGTTAAAATGTATAAGCGTAAAACATATCATTCTAAATGTGATTGTATATGTAAAGACACATTAATAGAAAGACTAAATTCTATTTTGCAAATACCAAATTTTAATAAATATAAATGCTATATTGTAGGAAGGGTGAATAGTAATACTCCTTTTCCCACATTTGATTGTGATATGAGACTAACACATCCGGAAAAAAATTTAGAAGAATTAAAAGAACTTTTTATAAAAATAAAGGAAAAAGGTTTTGAAAAAAATATTCATTTTGATTTAAAATATTATACAAATATTGAACCTTGGAATATTGCTGCTGAAAATCCTGATAATTTACATGAAATTAATGATGTCTCACCAGTATATGATATTTCAAATAATGAGTGGAAATTATTTGAAAGAAATCCTAATGTTAAATTAAGAGTAAGAAAAGAAAAACATAAAGAAATTACATATTACAAGGCACTTTTAATAAAAGATGAAAATTCCACAACATACATACCAGAAGCTATAAAACAATTGGAAGATTCAGTTTTACCAAATTCAAGTGAGAAAAACGATGAAAGATGCATTGAATATGATTAAAAATTATACATATAAATTATATGGATAATTTGCCAGAAGACTTACAAAAAGAAATTTTATCTTATATAATGGTTTGTGGTAAAAATAGTAATTATATAGTAAATAAAGAAACTTATAATTACTATAAATCAAAAAATTTTCATAAATGCGGACAGGTTATTGTATTAGGTAAGCATATTTGTAAAAATTGTAACAAAAAAGAAATTAAATATTTTCAAATGATTTGCATGAATTGCGCATATTATTAATTATTATTTTCAAGAAATTCAGCCCAACTTTTTTTTGTGCCTCCATCGTATGAAAAGGCATAATTCTTTTCAATTAGCCATTTTGTAATAGAAGTATTATCAATAAATATATCTACTAAAAGTCTCCCATACTTGTCAAATTCTCCGCATTTAACTTGGACCATTTTATCTAATATTTTTTTTCTTAATTCATCTCTTACCTTAATACCCATTGCCTTCTCTTTTTTATTACGGGTTCTTAATTCTGGTGTATCAACTCCTTCTATTCTACAATTAAATCTATAGAATTTTCCAAACATTTTCATAACAATTTTAACAGTATCACCGTCATAAACATTTACAACTTTACCTTCATGGGTTTCTCCTTCAAACCCAAACATAGGAACATTATTATTTACGCTATCCCAATTCATACTCTCTACATTACATACAGAAAAACATCCACATATTACCTTCAAGTATCTAGACATAATATACAATAAAATAATTATAGTTTTATATAGTTATTTTATTTTATATTTCAATTTATTTTTTCGGTAACGGTAAGTTTAATTCCCTGAGTTTCTTCTTTTAATTCTAGTTCTTTTTCAACTTCTTTTTTAATTTGTTCTGAAATTTTTTGTTTTATTAATTTTTTTGGATTAAAATAAAAATCTATAAACTGTTGCTTTAATTTATTTACTTCTGCATAATCACTGTCTTTAATAAATTTTTGATAATATCCAAAATTTTTAAAAATACTAGCAATCGCATATTTTTTTATTGTTTTACATTTAAATAAACGTTTAAACGCATCTATACCATCTTGATAAGCTCTAGAATAAAATGCAATTATACCAACTTCATAATCTAATTTCCAATCATGAACTGATGTTGTTAGAAATAATTTACCACTATTATTTTTAAAGGGTTTTAGTTGTTTATATAAAGAATATGCTAGTTTTTTATTACCATTATTTCTGTGAATTTTTATCATTTCATAGAAACATTCATATCTTGAGTTGTCATATTCGTAACTTAATAAATAATAATAAAGAGCTTCTTCCTTTTTTCCAATTTTTCTTAATAAATTACCAATATTATAACAGGACATATATTTTTCCTGTATCCAACCTTTAACAGTTAATCTCTTTTTATACCATTTTATGGCTTCTTCTGGATTACTAGCATCTTTATAAGATTGTGCCAAATAAAATAAAGAACGTGGATCATTTGGGTTTTCCTCCAAATATTCCAATAATAATTTAGCATCTCTCAAATATTTCTGTTCACTTGTTACATTTTGAGATTTAGCACCGCCATGACAGTGAGATACAATATGAACCATATTTTTATCTACGTTAATAACTGTTTTCGCATTCTTTGAAGATAAATAATTATGGACTGGAGCCTTCCATATCCAACCTATTTCATTATTATTTCTTACATTTAAAATTACAGGTTGATAATATTCAATAGAACCATAAATTCTTTTTATATTATATGTATCCATTGTTAAATTTTTAAACCAATCCTTATCAGCATAATAAAATTCTTCATCTGCATCAATAATAAATACATAATCTGGTTTAAATTTACTGTTATAAGCTGATTCTAATGCCTTTTGTCTATTATATCCAAAATTTTTCCATTCTTCGTGAAATATTTCTCCAGAAATACCATAATTATCCATTACTTTTTCTATTAATTCTGGTGTACCATCTGTTGAACCAGTATCATGAATAACATAATAATCAATTACTTCATGTAAGCTTTCAAATAGTGTCTCTAAATTTTTTGTTTCATTTTTAACTATCATATTTAAGCAAATGGTTGAAGACATTTAATAATTATTTACAAATATTTTTTAAATATTTATATATATTAATAATATAATGGCTTTTACACGATTTAATTATGACGATTGTAGAACTAAGAAAAAATTACAGCAACAAACTGGCCCCAGTAGATATATATTAAATGTTCCTGGTAATGGATCTAAGCCTTGTTTCATGGATGACCCTCAAGTTAGATTACAAAAATGGGGTGCAAATTTAAAATCTGTTGTTAACGGAGGACCTATAGATATTGATAGTGATTTAACTGGTAGAACTAGAAGATTAACAAAATACTGTTCTAAAAAACAATTTAATAGTAATAATAAATTAAATATTACAGAAATACAATATCCTGTTTGTAATCAAGCAATAACAGACCAAAGTCGTGCAACACATCCTGCTTGGATGTATAGAGCATTGCCTCAAAATAGAGAACAACCTTTGTTTTTAGATCCTCAAGAAAATGTTTGTATGCAATTTCATAATAATTTAAATACACGTCTTTTAGAAAGAGATAATTTTATTCCAAAAATTCCGTGTTTAAAAGAAAAATAAATATGTATTTTAATTTAATAAAATATATATTACTTATATATAAATGGCTGAAGTTGCTATACCTATTGCAGTTTTAGGGGCGATGTATATAATATCAAATAAAAATGATAATAAGAAAGAAAATTATTCTAATATAAAACAAACTCTTACAAATACAAAGCCTATTGTAAAAAACTTTCCCAAGAAAAATTATGACGATCTGCTTAATCAAACAAACGTTCAAACTTATAGTGGATATAAGAATGGTAATGAAGAATATTATAAGCCAACTGGTTATGTAAATTCTTTAAGAAGTCAAACAAAAGGACTTCATGGTGGAAACAAAAAAACAGAAGAACCTACATTTGAATCATTAACTGGTAATAGGGTAAATAGTTCTAGTTTAGAACATAATAACATGGTTCCCTTTTTTGGTTCAAAAGTTACTCAATCTAGTGATGTTAAGGGTTATGAAGGTTTATTAAATATTTATACCGGTTCTGGTAATAATTCAGTAAAAAAAGAAGGAATTGCTCCTATGTTTAAACCAGAAGCAGGTTTAACTCACATTTATGGTGCTCCTAATACATCTGATTATATTCAAGATAGAATGAAGGATAATTTAACATCCAAAATGAATAATGTTAAACCATGGCAGGAAATACAAGTTGGTCCAGGTTTAGGAAAAGGCTATTCTAGTAAGGGTTCAGGTGGATTTAATTCTGGTATGGAGCAAAGATCTAAATATATGCCTAAGACTGTAGAACAATTAAGAGTTAAAACTAATCCTAAGGTAACATACGGAGGTCAAATTTTGGGTGCTTATGCTGGTAATGGTCTTGCTAACTCTGCTAATAAAGCGATGATAGGTAAAGTTGAAAAAAATAGACCAGATAGACATTACGTAAATTCAGCAGATAGATGGTTTACAACTACTGGAGCAGAAAAAGCACAAACAGCTAGATCAGCTGTAGTATTACAACCAGAAAATAGAACCACTACTACCCGTGAATATTTTGGAAATGCCGCAGATAGAGAAGGTGAAGGTCCTTATCAACCCGGTCATTATAGAGGCACTCATAGACAACAATTAAAAAGTGAAAATATGGGAGTTGCTACTGATACCGGTGGTTGGGTAGCTACACCTCAGGATTATGGTAAGAAAGGTTATAAAGCTAGAACAAATGCTAGAACTTTTACTTCTCAAAGAACACAAACAGGAATTGCAGGATCATTAGTAAATGCTTTAACCGCTCCCTTAATGGATGTATTAAGACCATCACGTAAAGAAAATGTGATTGGAAATATGAGACCAATGGGTAATGCTTCTGGTAGAGGAGGTGTTATGAATGAACCAGTTTGGAACCCAGCCGACACTCCATCTCATACCATTAGAGAACAAACCGAAAATACCAAACATATGCTTATGGGTGGAACTGATGAAGCTAATGGTTATATGATTAAAAATATGAACGCTGTAGAACAACATAGAGAAACTACTAACTGTCAGTCTCTTAATGGATATAGTGCTGCTAATGGAACTTCTAGAGCTAGAGTTGTTGATGGTGATTATAATGCTCGTCTTAATGCAAACAAACAAGTTATTAGTAGAGTTGATAGGTATAATATAGGTAATTCTTCTTTAACTTCACACGCACAAAATGTTACTACTTTCTCAAATACTGCAACTAGACCAGATGAAATGTATGGTAATAATTTCTGTAAACAAACTCCATCTATGTCTACACACGGAAGGGTTGCTGGTAAAAATACACGAAATTCATCAATTGATTGTGCCAGAAATACCCCTGGTATGGTAAGCGCCTTCAATCAAAATCCTTATACTCAATCACTTAACAGTTGGGCTTAAATAATTTTATTTATATTTGTAATAAAATTATTTCGTTAAAAATTCAACTAACCATATTGGAATTAAATAAATAACAGCATTCATATTCATTAAAGATAAAACAAATGAAATACCTAATGCTAAGTATATCATCCAATTTGGAATTTTCACATAATGACGTGCAATTATAATAGCAATTAAAGCAAATATTGCAACTCTTCCAAAAGGACAAATACGTAATCCATAATGGTCTCCTACTAAATGTTCGAACCACCATCCAGTCGGGCTACGTAATACGTTAAAATCCATCGTAGTCTTAAAAAATAAAAACATAAATATCAGATAAACAGATTCTAGTAATGAAATTTTTAATGAAGGCATATATAATATAATAATAATATATATATGGCTCGTTTAACATTCTCGAATAAAAAACGAAAAACTAGGAGAAGAAAGATGCGAAAAAATAAAAAAACTAGGAGAAGAAAAAGAAGAAAGATGCGAAAAAATAAAAAAACTAGGAAACGGAAACAAAAAGGAAGAGGAGCTAATATATGTCAAATGCTTAGTGACCCAAATATGAAAAAAGACGCAATTACTATGGCTATGAATAGAGCAATAAAAGCTAGACGCCATATCCCCAAAGGTAGGAATGTAGGGTTGCGTGTAGCTTCTGCTGAAGCTCACGATTACTGTCAAAAAATGAATGATATGAATGATAATTATGCTTGCTACATTAAAGAGGGTAGTTGTAAGGAAATTAAAACTCCAGAAGTAAAAGAAGCTATAAATGCTAGGCTGAGAAGGTACGGATATAAATAATTTTCAAATAATTATAGTTAGAGATAATTTAACTATAAGTATTATATGTCTTTATCTATTCATCAAAATATACACAATAAATTAGACTTTTTCATAAAAGAAAATAAGATACCTCATATTATTTTTTATGGACCATCAGGTAGTGGAAAAAGAACTATATTAAATGGATTTATAAATGATATTTATAAAAATGATAAACAAAAAATAAATCAATATGTGATGCATGTAAATTGCGCTCATAGCAAAGGTATACGATTTATTAGAGATGAGCTTAAATTTTTCGCAAAAACTAATATTCATAATAAAAACAATAATTTATTTAAAAGTATTGTATTATTTAATGCAGATCAATTAACGATTGACGCTCAATCAGCATTAAGAAGATGTATAGAACAATTTTCACATACAACACGTTTTTTTATTTTAGTTAATAATGTAAATCGCTTACTTAAACCAATTTTATCTCGTTTCTGTAATATTTATATACCAGTTCCTATAATTGGGAAAAAAAATATTAGCCTACATGAAAATTTTAAAAGTAATTTAACAAATCACCAATTTATTGTAAAAAGAAAAAAATGGTTACGAAAAAAATTAGAAACTAAATCAAACTTTAAAAACATACAATCTTGCATTGAATTTACAGAATTATTGTATGAAAAAGCATATAATAGTATTGATATTATAAAAACATTAGAAAACAACTCATTTAAGAAAAAAAATAAATATTTATTTTTGATTTATTTTGATAAAATTCGTTCTCAATTTAGAGATGAAAAATTATTAATGCTAACAATTTTAAATTTATTCTTTTTGCGGAAAAACTTAAATTTAGAAAATATTTTAGAAATGTAAATGGACGATTATAATGTAAATGTATTGTCTGAGGCTAAAAACGAATATTCATCTAGATTGGTTAGCACATTAACCCCATTGTTAATTCAAGGAATTAAATCTATATTTAATGAAGCAGTTAATTTATGTTCCGATAATGATGAAAAGGAAAAATATTTAATGACGTTTCAAAATTTCTTATCACGTGTTCCAAAATGGAACGAAAATATTGTTACTGAAGAGACTAAACGTATTGTAGAGGCATCTAATTGTCCTTATTTAGAAGACCTTTTAACTTGCGTGCATATTACTCAGTTGAAAATTCTTACTTCTATTCGTGTTAGTCAAAAACAAAAGAAGATTGATTTAGACATACCAAAATTAAATGTATTTATACATAAATGTTACATTTCTTTTGCACGAAAGTTGTATTCAAATGTATATTTATTTGAAACAGAAATAGCTGCTTTACAACATCAAAAAAATATGCGAGAATGTGAACTTATATGTCATGAGTGTATTTTAAGTGTAATTAGAGACAGTATGCCTGTAGAAAGCATATTAAGAGCTTATATTGATGAAACAGTTGATGAAGAAGTAATAGAAGAAACATTGGAAAAAAATGTTGAAGAAGCCGTTGCAAAACAAATGGAAGAAACTAGTACACAAGAATTATTAGATAAGGCAAATAAGAAGGAAGAAGCAGAAATTAATGTAAGTAAAACAGACAAACCAGATTTAGTAAAAAATAGTGAATTATCTAAGAGAGAAACTACTTCTACTGATAATACTACTACCACTACAAATACAGTTACAAATGATAAATTAGAGAATAATAATGATAATACAGAACACAATATTAAACTTACAATTGCTACTGAGAAAGACGAGTCAATAGAAAAATTTAAACCTGTTACTGATACCTCAAATCTAGAAACTAATGAAGAAGAAGTAAATACAACCCCAAAAGAGGACGAAAAACCAGGTAAACTTTCATTTAATGACATGGATAGTGTTTTAGATATGGGAACTAATAAATCTAGTGAAGTTAATGCTCCAAAAACTGTAGAAAGACTTGAAAAAATTAGTGTAGAACAAAATCAAAGGCGAAAAGAAGAAGAAGCAGAATATGATGATGATGATGATGATGAAAAAATCACTATTTTTGATGATGCAAAGTTAAATTTAGACAATCTAGATGTTCATGACTTGAATAAAAAACTTAGTCTAGAACCGGATCCTATTTTAGATGAAGTAGAAGTATTAACGTAATGCGTATTTTTATATAATTATTAATGAAAAATTATATAAATGGGAAGTTCTATGATAGCAGCTTTAGCTATTTCAGTTTGTTATTTACTATTTAAATTTATAGAAATGCGCTTTGTATTAAAAGAAAATAAACCATTAAAAATTTTAGCTAGAGATACTGTTTTAGTATATTTAAGTGTAGTATTAGGTAATTTTGTTATTTCACAAATTGGTGAAAATAATATTACAGCAAAATTACCAGAAGTATTTACTAATGATCCTGGTTTCTAATAATATAAATAATTTAAACATTTACTATTTATATTATATATATATGGAAAAATTAGCTCTAACATGTAAGGTGTTATATGATAAAGACTGGTTAGATAATATTAAATTATGTAAGGATGGTCAGGTAAAACCAGTAATTAAATATGAAAGTATTCATGATTGGATGAGAAAAATGAATGAATTTCAGGTAAGTTTAAAACATTTTCTAGACGAACAATTAAGTAATCAAGCTATATTTAATGAATTGAAAGAAAATATGGATTGGTTAAATGACGACCATATTTTTATAAAAAATTTCTTAAAATTTATGTATGATTCGTGTTTAATTATGACAGAACATAAATATAAGTACTGGTCATTGGATAATGCACGCGTTGCAACATCTGCTGTAAAAGGAGCTTTAAAGGGATTTTATTATTCTACAGAATATATACATCGTATTACAAAGGACAAAATTTGTAATATTATAGTAAGTATTATATTTTCTATGTTTGGAACACAAGATAGTTATCCTGGTATTTTTGATAAAATAAGCTATATGAAATGTTTTATGTGTAAAAAATTTAAAAATGAGGTTGTTACATTAGGAACTAATGGAAAAGAAATTTGTTTGAGCTGTTGTAGAAATGAAGTTTAAATCATAGGATTTATCTTATCAATGTTAATAATTTTACCTTTTTTAATTTTCTTTTTTGATGATTTATATGATGAAAAAAGTGAATTCTCTATTTCATTTTCAGGAATATGATTATGAACTGTTCTTACAATCATTTTATATAATTTAAAATCAGGATATCTTTCTTCTCCATTATTTTTGTATAAAATATTTCTACCTTTATCGTCTTTAGTCCATTTAATAATTAATTTTGCAACCGGATTTTTTATTTTTTTCTCATTTTCTATATCATCTACAAAAAAATCATATAAAGAACAAGCTAATCTACATAAATCAAAACTTTTATTTGGTTTTAATCTAGGTTTCTTATCATTAAAATAAGGCTCAAAATTATACTGAGTTGCCGCGTCTCCTTTTGAATGATAACTATCACTGCAAATTGTTTTATTATTAAAACTATATATTGCTCTACCAAAATCTATAATTTTATAAATTTTACCATAAGTAGGAACTCTGTAATATGTATCATTATATCTATAATTAATGAATTTTCTATCTGTTTTTTGATACATTATATTGTTTGTATGTAAATCATTATGAGTAAATTCGAATACTTTTTGATAAGTAATTAACATCATTATTATTTGAAATAGACAAGAACTCCATTCTTCCTTACTTAAATCTTCACATTCACTATCACTGTCTTCATCTTCTTTGTCTAATAAAGAATCTAATGTATTATCCATTTTTTCTAAACATATAATTTGAACTGGAAAATCTTTTATTAATGCATATACATTTTCCTCCGACAAACTTGAATATTCACTCATTTGTGAATTTTCACAACTTTCTAATCCACTACTATCTTCACTCTCTTCCAGTTCACCTTTAGATGTGTTACTTGTTCTAGAAGAACATGTTGAATTTGTTCTTTTTTCACTCTTATTGTCTTTATTATTATTAAATACACTATATTCTTCTTTTATTTCATTATTATGTTTTTCTAAATTTTCTTGCGTTAATTCAAACACTTCGTCCATAAAAGTATTGTCTATTGATTGCACTTCCAAATTAATATCTTCACTTTCCACTACGATTTTTTTTCTATAATTACGTGTATCTCCTTCTAATAAACGTTCTTCATCTACATCATCCATATCAAATAGTTTATTTTTTTGTTTATGAAAAAAATCCGAGTCAAATAAATATTCTAAATCATCATATACATTTAATTTTAATTCATTCTTTATACCTAAAAATGAACCATAAAAATCTAACCCATGTGTAAAACCAGCTTTATGATATAATTGACTAGTTAAATATGAAAAAAAACTATCCACATAGGCAGAATTGTTTTTATCCAATACTTTTGCGTGTACGTTGGTATTATTCAATTGAGGTAATGATGTTAGTTTTTCTTTTGTAATATTTTTGTATTTTCCCACCATAAATTTTACTGGATCTAATAAAGGACTAAATTTAAAAAATGACTCTACTTTTATTTTGTTTCCACTATTATCTACACAACTTACGTTAAATGTATTATTAGAATTTTGTTTTATTATTGAGTTAATGTTGTATTTTTGATTTAAGTTTATAGAATTGTAATTTTTTTCGTCTAAATTAAAGTAATTTAAATACAAAGGAACAAAATTTTGGACTTTTTGAAAGTCTTTTTTTTCTAAATCTTCGAAAAGCATTGAATTATTATTTTTATTATAATAAATACTAAACATTAATTCATATGTATAATATTTTTTATAGTTTTAAACTAATTCTTGCGTTATTATATTAAAAAAATTATTCAATTATTTAATATAAATGAATTTAGAACTAAAAAAGTTTGATATGAAAAAAATTACCTTTAAACCAAATGAAAATCAAGGACCAGTAATTGTATTAATTGGGCGTCGTGATACAGGTAAAAGTTTCTTAGTTAGAGACTTATTATATTATCATCAGGATATACCTATTGGAACAGTAATCTCAGGAACAGAAGCTGGTAATGGATTTTATGGTAAAATGGTTCCCAAACTTTTTATTCATGATGAATATAATACTGCAATTATTGAAAATATATTAAAAAGACAAAAAATGGTTGTAAGACAATTAAAAAAAGAAACTGAAGCATATGGACGTTCCACAATTGACCCTAGAACCTTTGTTATATTAGATGATTGTTTATATGATAATACTTGGGCTCGTGATAAATTGATGAGATTACTATTCATGAATGGGCGGCATTGGAAACTTATGCTTGTTATTACTATGCAATACCCTTTAGGAGTTCCTCCAAATCTTAGAACCAATATTGATTACACTTTTATTCTTAGGGAACCCTATATTGCTAATAGAAAAAGAATTTATGAAAATTTTGCCGGTATGTTTCCTACCTTTGAAAGTTTCTGTCAAGTAATGGATCAATGCACTGAAAATTATGAATGTTTAGTTGTTAGTAATAACGCCAAATCAAATAAACTAGAAGACCAAATCTTTTGGTATAAAGCATCAGGACATGGTGATTTTAAATTAGGTTCTAAGGAATTCTGGGATATGAGTAAAGATATTGCTTCTGATGATGAAGATGAAAATCCGTTTGATCCCAAGGCTGGAAGAAAAGGTCCTGCTATTAATGTTAAAAAATCCAGATGGTAACTTTATTTTTCATTCTTAAAAGTTTCGATTAAAAATATTTGGAGAGAAAAATATATAAAATCTTGAAAAAAAATTTTTTATATATTTATTAATTTATTTAAAATACTAAAGGACACCCATTACCATCAATAACAAGTCCAGGTGTAGCCATTTGAACTATACCTATTACATAGAATACTAATATTGCTACTCCCCATAAACAATATCCACACTTGCTCCATATTAGTAATCCAGTCTCTTTCGTGTCTTCTTCACCTTTTCCTTCAGGACACACAAATAAACATAAACATAGTGTTATTAGTATAAAACAACATCCACCCATTGTTATTCCCATATACATTCCAAACATATCCCATCGTCCTATATTTCCATATCCACTACCAAATACTCCTGTCATGGGAATAGCTTGTAAAGCTAATGGACCACCGTAGTGATACCCATCCTGAGCACAAACTCCCAAATTTTCATCATATTTATAACAATGTTTTAATACACAATAACTTTCTCCTGGTTTCTGTATCATACAATTTTCGGGACATTTACAAACATTATCAACAATAGAACAATTCCAAGATTTAATAGGTGCATCAACAATTTCTTTTGTTTGCCGAAATGAAGCGGCAGAAACAGAGGCAAATAGCATAGCGGTTAGAACAATAGTCTTCATATTCATCTTATTGGTATTAAGATTTATTTTCAAATAATTAAAATCAATTTTCAGTAGTTAATCTATTTATAATTAAGGTTTTCTTGCATTAAATTATTAGGGTACTTTTCGTTAGTATTTTAGTATAATTTTATATTTATTTAATAAATGTCGTTTGGATATTTAATAGAAATATTTGGTGGAACCGGTGCCGTAATTATAGGTGTTGGAACTTGTATTTATGGATTTTTAAAAAGATATGAAGTAAAATATGATTATGAAGAAGAAGATAAAGAAGATCCAATTGATGTATTGAATGAAGAATGGGAAACCCCTGGTGATGAATTTTCTATAGAAGAAGATTTTGGATCTAATTGGAATAGATTAAAATTTGCAAAAAAAGAAAATGGACATTGGAATGTTAACATAAATAAAAAAGAAGGAAGTGTGTATATTTATACAAAAAAGGATAGACTACCACCAAAATGTAATGAAGGGAACCATTATTTAAGAATTAATATTAAAAATGTGAAGAAAAATATGAAAGTTAAATTCGAACAAAAATTTTTTGATATAAGTTATAACGGAGTTCATCACGATAATGTATATAAAAATATTAAAAAAGATGGACCTCATATTTTTGAACCTGAGTGTATTATTGATTTACAAAATAATCATGAGAATGTAGTTAAAAAGGAACAATTAGGAATTTATATATCAGGTAAATATAGTGATATAAAGAATATTATTATTGATGAAGCATATTATGGAGAAAAATGGTCTTTTTGTAAATTATGCTGTTGTAGAAGACACTGTAAAACAATATTATATAGAAGAAAGTCAAAAAACGATTAATGTATTAATTAAATAATTATTAATACATTATAATTTCTTATTACAAGCACACATTCTCGCTAAATCGTTTTCTTTTTGAGCGGCAGTGTATTCGTTTGTAAAGGTATTCGACTGATTTATAGAGTTATAGGGAGTTCCACCTAGTTGACTATAAACGATACCGTTCATTTTATTAAAGGGCATACCAAGCATTTTAGAAGTTCCAGTTTTATTGGGTTGAACCTTGACCCTTTGTGATTCTATTAATCTTTTTAATCCAGGACGAACCATATAATATAAATAAATATTTTATTCCAAGAAATACTAAACATTTTTCTCTCCAAAATATTTTTCATGAAACTATTTCAAAAATCTGATATAATTTTTTTGATATTTCTTTAGATGGCTCAGTAGAACCTTTTTCTAAGTCACGATATTCTTCTCTTGTAATATCTAATTTTTTAGACATATCATCAACACTATAATTATGCAAATTTCGTAATTTTAATAAAATAAAACTACTTTCTTTTGGATTATTGGAGCAAAAATTACAATTTTTATCAGGAGATAATATCTTAGGGGATATTTTATTATAAACGTTTTGAATTAAAATATTTTTTGTATCAACACTAGGACTAGACATATAATATAAATAAATAAATTATATTAAAATAGTTTATATATGTCTTGTTTTACTTGTTTTAAAAAAACTAACAAGGTTTATCCTATAGTAATAGAAAATGAGGGAATTGATTTTAAAAATAACGAATGTATGATATGTTTATCAAATACAGAAACAAATAGTGTTTTGTTGCCGTGTGGACATTGCTACCATTATGATTGTATATTTAAATGGTTTGAAAAGGATCTATCTTGTCCTACTTGTAAGCAGGTGTTTCGTTGGAAAAAAAAAATTTATTCTGGTGCTAAAATATCTAGATAACTTCTAGTTGTTTGAAACATCCTCCTCCTAACACTCTATCTAATGCTATCTCTTTTTCCTTTTTAGCTATTACTTCGGTTATTTTACAATTATGTTTTTCAGGAGATCTATGTAGGGGACAGAAATGTTTTCCGCATTTACAAGTTATACATAAATCGACAGCACTGAGTTTCTTTTTACACTTTTTTCCGTTTTCAAGTATACATTTACAACGCGGTGTCTTCTTTTTTTTTGGCTTTTCTTGAATATTAGATTTGTTATCCATATTATATAATAATTTGAATTTAAATAATACAAATTATTTTATTGAAAAACTTATTCAATTTTCAGTATCATCTGATTTCTCACTGACTGAAATATTTACATTATTTAAAGCTGTTTCATTAGAGTCAACAGGTATAATTCCTCTTTTAATTGCATCTTTAACTGCACCTCCCCTTTCGACATTTGCTCCTTCAAATAACTCTTTACGAATATCAGCTGAACTTACTTCTTGTTTGTTATCAAAAGCATTTTCAATTGTATTGTTAACACCTACTAGATTACCAGCTTTATCTACATTTTGAGTAAGTTTGTTTCCAGTTTCTCTAGCAATCTTTTTATTTTCTTCAATTGCATCTCTCTTTGCTTCTAAAATACGCTTTTCAAACTGTTGTTTAGCATCCGCTTCATTTTTATTTTTTTCGCTCATTAACTGATTTAATTCTTCCTCTAAATATTCAACACGACCGGTCTTATATGCCTCTGGTTCCCAAGGCATCCACATACCAACAGGTCCTACATAAACATTATGATTAGGATCAACTTCACGTAATAGTTTACATCTTAATTCTGCTTCTTCTTGTGTGCTGTAACATCCACGAATTTTTAAACCTCTTACACTGGTTTGAAAATCATGAACTTTATTAAACTCATCATTTAATCTATCTTCATTAACATCTAAAAAATTTTTGTATTCATCACTCACATAATTTTTTGGAAAATTATCTCCTTCACTTTTAATATATTCCTGAAAATCCTTCATCAAATTATCAAATTCCATATTATGTTTATATGCAATAAAGTTTAAAAACTGAGTAAATTTTTCTACACTTTTTGAAAAATCATAATGTTTTAGGAATTCTTGAAATAAAAAATGATTTTTTTGAGTTAAGATATTTTCCGGGCTTACAAAACTAACACAAACAAATTTTTGTCCTGAAATTGGTTTATCTTCTTCCAATAAATCTACATATTTAGGATTAGATGAACCATCAACATTTTTTTGGTAAATTACGCCAGTTTTTCTTTCAGACATTATAATTTCTTATATATTCACATTTTTAAGTATTAATTTTAATTATATATTTTTTTCTTAATATTTATTATAATATGCTTCAAAAATTAGCACAGATGTTAGATTTAGGAGAACTTGTTCGCAGAGCCGTCAAATATCTTGTAGAAGGTGTTATGGTTGCTATTGCTGCCTACGCCATCCCTAAGAAATCACTTAACCTTGATGAAGTCGCACTTATTGCTTTAACCGCAGCTGCTACCTTCTCAATCCTTGATACATACGTTCCAAGCATGGCTGTATCAGCCCGCTCTGGTGCTGGTTTCGGTATTGGCGCTAATCTTGTTGGTTTCCCACGAATGTAAGTAATTTAAAAAAATATTAATTTTTATAACTAATATTTTTAAACTTTTGGATGAAATATATCATACGGAGTGCACAGGGTTTGTGACGGCCATTCATTCGTAGAATACATATATTTTCCAACATTTACACCTTTAATATTTTTTAAACACTTATTGTTTTTCTTACATTTCTCTCCATCATAACACATACCAATATATGTATGTCCCTTTGGATTATTATAGTTAGAACAAGTTCCATTTCCAACTACAGATGCAGTAGGTATATTTAACGAACTTAAATCCTCTATAGAAGAACATTTACTTTTATCCATATCAGTCCCTTCAACGTCTATTAATAATCCAGAAAATAAACCTTTACGTTCATCATTACATTTGTTATCAAGACACATACATTTTACAGCATTTTTCCAGTCTGGTAATTCGTCTCCCTTTGCTCTATTTACTATTCCCCATACTTGCTTACCAGTTTTTGCTTTTTGGTCTTTCATTACTTTCCAATAATCTGGATCTCCTCCATTATCCCAAGGACAAGACCTATTTCCAACATGGACTGAAGTTATATATACACCATCAGCTGCTGATTGTGGTAAATCATCAAAGCAATTACCCACATCCGCACTACCAGTCGGATAACAAGTTCTAAATTTAGCGTTTTTAAATGATAAACCAGATAACATAGTATTCATAGATTTTATTGTTTTATTCATATTATTATGTAAATCCTGTTTTTTACTATTTGAAAAATATTCGAATTTTTTATAATAATGTAAAACGAATGCGATTATTATTAATGCTATTAAAACATATAATATCATTAATATATCATTATATTTAATTATATGTTTGTAGTCATATCTAAATAATAATTTACTAAAGTGGTTATTATACTTTTATCCGGTATTTCCGCAGCCATTCCATATATAGCTGTTATATCTTCATCTTTATTTTTATTTATAGGTTCATCATTAAATTTTTTAAGTGAAACTAATAACATATCAATATATTTAACATTTTTTGGTGTTAAACAAATATGTAAACAAAGAGGATTTTGTAATATATTAATATTCCAATTTTGTCGTTTTAAAAATTTACTTAATTGGGCGACAGAATATTTTGTATTATAAAAAGCTACTACATTTACATTCGGCCATCCAATTACTTTGAAATTAGGTATTTGTCTTAGCTCTTCTGCAAAATCAATTGTTTTATTTTTTATTTTACGAGACATTGCCTTGTAGTTTGCATTTCCATTAAATAATAAAGCAGCCCAAGTAGTTGCAATTTGAGAACCAACTCTACTACCGGGTAAACTTACACTAGCATATAAACCACCAGTCCAATTAGCAGCTACAAAATATTGATATTTTTTCATTGAACGGTCTTTCCATAATAATAATGAGGAACCTTTTGGTGCTAATCCATATTTATGAGGATCAACTGAAATAGATTGTATATTATCATCAAATGTTAATTTTAAATTTACATCGTATTGTATTATAAAACCTCCTAGGCAAGCATCTACATGAAATGGAACATTATATTGTTTTGCTAATTCTCCGATTGCTTTTATAGGATCAATTAAACCATATGGAAAACAAGGAGCTGAACCTATAATAACGCAAGTTTGTGGGGTTATTTTCCAGTATAAATCATTTATATCCATTATATTATTTTCATCTAATTCTACATAAACCATCTTTAAATCTAATAATTCACAAGCTTTATTTACAGCAGCATGAACCGTTTTAGTGCATAATACTTCTGGCTTAAACAATTTAAACCATCTTTTACTATTAAACATTTTTTTATATGCCTTCAATGCTAATATTGTACTTTCAGTACCACCAGTAGTTATATTACCTCCACCATCCTTAGGTAAGTCAAATAAATGTCCTACCATTTTTACAACTTCAGACTCCATTTTAATTAAACCTGGATATATATCTGGATGTAGCGGATTTGAATATAAAAATTTATTACTAATATTCTTAATTTTAAATTCCAAATCTACATCACACGTATATATGCAGCCAGAAATTCTACTATTAACATTATTTTTTCTATCGGTTAAAATTTTATCCATTTCTTCATTTTCAATACCATACCAAGGAAGTTTTTCATAATTATGTGCGAATTTTGTTCTAAACAAGTCATTTTTAATAATTTGTTTTGCCTTTTCCTTTTTATCTTCTATAAGTGCGTGTCCCTTTTTGGTTTTTGAATACAAATAAAATAAAATATACTTATAATGTTTTTTAAAATAAAAAAGACAAATCAATAAAAAAAATTTCCATTTATGTTTTTGAATTGATAATATCATTTAATAATTATAATGGATAATTTCTATATAATTTATAAAATTGATTAATTTAACTTGTATTTTAAAAATGTAAATAACATGTCATTAAGAAGTAATCAAATAAATGCAGTAAAAATAAGTAATGATAACAACTTTAAATCAGGAGTTCATTTTCATGCTACTGGAACAGGAAAATCGTGGATATCATTAGAAATTATATTGAATTTTAATAAAAAATACAATAATAGAAATATTATTTGGATGTGTGAACAAAAATCTATTTTAATAGAACAATTTAATAAAAAAACATTAAAGGAAAAAGGTTATTTAAATATTTATAATAAATTTATGATAGTAAATTATACTGAAAATAAAAACAAGAACTGGTCTGAATTATTAGGAATGGCAACATTTTGGGGTAAACCAGTATTATTAGTTATTAATAGAAGTTTTCTAGTTTCTCAAAAGAAATATAAAAATATTAAAATACCTATACACTTAATAATTCATGACGAGTGTCATTCAATAAGTAATAAAACAACTAGGGACTTTTATGATTATATACTTAGTAAAAACAAAAACATTTCTTGTTTAGGATTTTCAGCAACACCAAATTTAGAATTTAAACCATTTGATAATATACTGACTAGTTATTCAATTTATGATGCATATTGTGATAATGTTATCTTAAATCCAAATATAAAATGGCTGAAAAGTAATAAAATATTATCAAATAAAGATATAGTTATGTATTGTAAATCTGAAATAGAAAAGTTACCTTATAAGAAAATAATTGTATGGTGTGGAATGATTAATTTATGTATAGTAACAGCAAAATTCTGGAAAAAATATTTTCCAGGTTTTAAAATATGTATAGATACAAGTAAAGAACAAAGTAACTACTATAGTTATAGTGACTTTTCAAAAGAAGAAACTAAAGCAATATTATTTTGTGCTTGTAAACATAGAGAAGGTTCAGATATAAAAAACTTAGATTGTTGTATATTCTTAGATAAAGTCGAAAACAGAAATGCAAAAACATTTGTCCAATGTATTGGAAGAGTGTTAAGGAAAGACAATAAAAATATAAAAAAACAAGGATTAATTATAGATTTATGTGCTTCTAATTGTTTAAAAATATGCGACAGAATGAATAATTATTTAAATTGTAAAAACAACTTTCCTTGGAAATATAGTTATATACAAAAAACGATTAATAATAAAGTAATTTTCATAAATCAACTAAAATTAATAAAAAATCCAAAAATAAAAAAATACAAAGAAATAGAATATTCAATACAAGATTTAAAAGATAAATTTATTAAAGAAATTCCAAATAACGAAATATATAACAGTCGTCTTAATAAAGAACTAAAATTAATAGAAAATAAAAATTTAATAAAATATTTAATACGAGCAATAGAAATATTAAATATTACTAATTATATTCCTCATGTAACAAGAGGTTCTTGTGGTTCATCATTAGTTTGTTATTTATTAGGTATAAGTAATGTAGATCCTATAAAATATGATATTAAATTTGAAAGGTTCTTAAACATTTATAGAGATAAATTACCAGATATTGATTTAGATTTTCCACATTATCTAAGAGATGAAGTATTCTTAAAATTAGAATTAAAATGGCCTAATCAAGTAGCAAGAATTAGCAATCACGTACATTGGCATGAAAAATCTGCACTAAGAGAAGCATTACGTAGAATAGGAATAAAAAAACAAATTTCAAAAAATGATATTCATCAATTTGTTAAAAAATTATCAGAAGAACAACAAAAAGAAGTAGATAAAATACAAAAAGAGTTAAATAATACATTTCGCCATTATTCATTACATTGTGGTGGAATAGTATTCTATCATGACGGAATACCAAAGAATTTGATATTTGAAAAAGTAAATCAAAAAAAAACATTAACACAAATTATATTTGATAAAAATGATATATCAAAACATAAAAATGTAAAAATAGATATATTGTCTAGTAGAGGTATTTCTCAATTAATAGGAATTTGTGGCAGAAACATAGACTTTTCAAATTGTCCTTATGATAAAAAAACATATGATTTACTACAATCCGGTAATAATATAGGAATAACATTGGCGGAATCACCTTTAATGCGAAAGGCATTAATGAAAATAAAGCCAAAAAATATAACCGATATAGCTATATGTTTGGCTATTATAAGACCGGCGGCAAAAGATGCGCGTATAGAGAATAATAATATTGATTACAATACAAAATTTATATTTGATGATGATGCTATAAATATATTATCAAATACATTAAATATATCAAATGATTTGGCGGATAAATTCAGAAGATGTATAGGTAAGGAAAAGTGGAATAAAGAAACAAAAAATAAGTATAATGAATTACTTAGTAGAATATCTAGGATAGAACAAGAAAAAATGAATAAATTATTAATAAACTTAAGAGCATATAGTTTCTGTAAATCCCATTCATATTCTTATGCACAACTGGTGTATAAAATAGCACATGAAAAGGCACACAATCCACGTAAATTTTGGAAATCAACATTAAAGAATTGTAGTAGTTCATATAGAAAATGGGTGCATCTATATGAAGCAAGAAGAAATGGTGTTAATGTTATGAATTTGTTGAAAAAGAAAAATGATGTAAGCATATATGCTGAAAGTAGAAGGAAGAAATTTGACGGATTATCAAAAGTGGAACAACTAACACGATTTGGATATTGGGATATGACGAATGATAGTTTCTTTCCAAACTGTTACTTTTATGAAAAAGAAAATGGAGTATATTATTTTGGAGGAATAATTGCATCACTAAGAGTATTGGACTATAAGAAAAAAACAATAGTAACAAGTATTGGAGTAGGTAAAGGGAAATTTATAGAAGTTATAACAAAAAACAAGTATTACAATAATAAACACTATGGTTTAAAAGGAAGAGCGACAATAATAAGCGCAAAAGAGAAAACATTTAATGCTTATATTGCAAAATATTATTAAATTGTAGGAACAAATTCCCAATGTAATTCAGAACAAATTTTTTTCCAGATAGTATCTTGTTCTATACGTTTTATAGGGTCTTTTAACATTGGGAAAAAAGGTAAAAATGTATTTTCATTTAATAATTCACATAATTTGTATAATACATAATAGTAGTTAAGAAAATTAACACGATCATCCGGACAATGTTTTGCATATGGTTTTTGTATTTCCATAAAAAGATTACATAATTTCTCTTCCAATTCAGGGCTCATAATTGGTGGTCTAATTCCTAATTTGTCTTTGATGAATGGAATGTGTTCATAATATTTATTATATCCAAGTTTTTTCAAAATATCTTTGGCTTTTTTATTAGTCATTTGTTTTAGCGTAATTCTTTCCTTTTTAATTTGTAATTTAATATTATCTAATACTTCATCTGGAATTTGGGTAGTTTCTTTGGCCTGAAACTGAGCCAAAATTTCTCGAAAATGATTAATTCTTTTATATGCATAAAAACAAACTTCTTTAGGCGGTTCTTTATATGAGGGTTTTTCGTGTTCCACTAAAAATTGTTTTTGTCTACTACATTTATTACAAATGACTAGTCCTTTATAATCAACTTGTATCCATTCTCCTCCACAATTTTCACATTTTTCATAATCAATAGTATATTTATTCATATCAATAAAATTTTCATTTAAATTTGTTAAAAACTTATTAACAGTTGTGTCTTCATTTTTATTTTTAACGACAACATTCTTTTCTTTATTAAAAAAAGAGTGTAATATATCATTTTTTTTATTTGATTTTCCCAATGAAACTTCTTTCTTTTTTTCAAAATATTCAAATATAACATTAGAATTTTCAAGCAAATATTCCTTTTTTTCTTTTTTTAAAGTTTTAATTTTAGAATTTATAAATTTTATTTCATCTTCTATATTTAGTTTTTCTTCAATGTTACTTACAGAATTAAGTAATTTTTTTAGTGCCTTTTTTTTTCTAATTAATTCTGGAATTTGTTTTTCTTTGATATCTTGGAAAAGTTTCATTTTTTCATTATGCTTGCTATCTAAAGTCATTGTTGATTTTTTGTTTATTTTAAATTTTTTCTTTGCTTTAGGCTTAAAATTAGGCATAACTTATATGAATATTAGTTGTTAACTATTTATATTTAAAAATAATAAAGAAATATATCGTTTAATAAAAAAAACGATTATCTATTTAACATTTATATGGATGTTGAATTAAATATAAATACAAATGAAATGAAAATAGATTGCATTGTTTTACAAAAAATGATATTTATATACAATGCTTTAGAAAAAGGATGGACTATTAAAAAAAGAGATAATAAATATGTATTTTCAAAAAATCATAAAGGAAAAAAAGAAGTATTACTTGATGACTATTTGAAACGGTTTATGCTAGAAAACCTAGACATAAATAAAATAATTTAGCTAATAATTATTTAATAAATTAATTAAGTAATTATTAAAATTTTTTTTCTTTAGCAATATATATAAAATGGGTGGTGGACTCATGCAGTTAGTAGCTTATGGCGCACAAGACGTTTATCTTACAGGTAACCCTCAGATCACATTCTGGAAGGTAACCTACCGCAGACACACGAACTTTGCTATGGAATCAATCGAACAGACTTTCAACGGTCAGGCTGACTTCGGTCGCCGTGTTCAGTGCACTATCTCCAGAAACGGAGATCTTGCATACCGCACTTACCTTCAGGTAACTCTTCCTGAAATTAACCAGAGTGATGCCGGTGACAGTAACGGTGTTTTTGCTCGTTGGTTAGACTGCCCTGGAGAACAAATGATCTCCATGGTTGAAGTCGAAATTGGTGGTCAGCGTATCGACCGTCAGTATGGTGACTGGATGCACATCTGGAACCAGCTTACTCTTACTTCCGAACAGGAAGATGGTTACAACAAAATGATCGGTAACACTACTCAGCTTACATACCTTACCGACCCTAAATTCGCAGAAATCGCTACTGCTTGTGGTGCCGCTGCTGTCCCTGAGGCAGTATGCGCCCCTCGCAAAGCTCTTCCAGAAACTACTCTTTACGTTCCTCTTCAGTTCTGGTTCTGCCGCAACCCTGGTCTTGCTCTTCCTCTTATTGCCCTTCAATACCACGAAGTCAAGATTAACATCGAAATCCGTCCATTAGACGAATGTCTTTTCGCTGTTAGATCCGTCAGTGACGGTACCGTCGGTGATAACGGAGCTGCTGTTACTCAGTCACAGAAGGTTGCTGCCGCTTACAGCAAATCTCTTGTTGCTGCTTCACTCTACGTTGATTACGTATTCCTTGATACCGATGAACGCAGACGTATGGCACAGAACCCACACGAATACCTTATCGAACAGCTTCAGTTCACTGGTGATGAATCAATTGGTTCCTCATCAAACAAGGTTAAACTTAACTTCAACCATCCTTGTAAAGAACTTGTTTGGGTAGTTCAGCCTGACGCTCACGTCGCTTACTGTGACTCATTCCTTCCAAACCGCACTATGCACTTAGCTCTTGGCGCCCAGCCATTCAATTACTCTGATGCTATCGATGCTCTTCCTAACTCCATTCTTGCATTCGGCTCACGCCTTCAGACTGCTGGTGGTGATAACAAAGTTATCGACTCCAAGGGACTTTTCAATGATATGCAAAATGATTTCAATGATGCCTCTGGTACTACTAAGGGTAAGAATTTTGCCCTCTCCGGTGAAGATCCATCAGTTGCTATCATCGACTCACCAGACGATGTTGTAAACGGTGTTTCTGATGCTGGTGTTTTCGTTCTTGCCGAAACCGCCCTCAAGATGCACTGCTGGGGTGAAAATCCAGTTGTTACCGCTAAGCTTCAGCTTAACGGACAGGATCGCTTCTCTGAACGCGAAGGAACTTACTTCGACCTCGTTCAGCCATACCAGCACCACACTCGCACACCAGACACTGGTATCAATGTTTACTCATTCGCTCTTCGCCCTGAGGAACACCAGCCATCTGGAACTTGCAATTTCTCACGCATCGATAACGCTACTCTTCAGCTTATCGTCTCTGCCGCTGCTATTGGTGGAACCCAGACCGCTAAGGTCCGCGTTTACGCCACTAACTACAATGTCCTTCGCGTCATGAGTGGTATGGGAGGTCTTGCTTACTCCAACTAAGTTTTTTACTTGGTTTTTAATATTATTCTCTATTAAATCATAAAATATTTATAAAATTTTATGATTATTTTATAAATGAATTTATTTAAAATTGGTTTATCTATTGTTGCAGCTATTGTATTTAGTATTATTGATGCTGGTTTCTTTTTATTTGGAGAACAACATTTGCAAAATATTTTTAAAAAAAATATCACATTTGTTGACGATAATATCGCTAACTTAATGACTGGAGGCATATCCGCAGCATTAGCCATTTTATTATTTAGCTCAGTCAAATATTACATTACTAAGCATTATGATATTTATGAGTTATCCATTATTGATGCTTTAGGAATTCTTTTTGGAACCTCCATTGTTATAGGATTATATTTGCTCTTCAAAAAAATATAAACATTTTATATACATGCTTAACGATATTATTCTATTCGCAATAAATGGAGGAGGATGGGCTCTTAAACCTATATTAGAAAAAATAAGTGTGGATAAAATGGGGTATTTTTACTTTACTTTTATCCGTTATTTTGTTAGTGGTATTATTGCCTTGCCCTTTATGTTTTATCAATATCAAGTAAATGGTATTCCCAAAAAATACAATAATAATTCGCAAGCTTTCGTCCAAGATATAGTTGTATGGGGTTCCATAGTTAGTGCTATTGCTATAGCAGCTATTATGGCTAACTATTATTTATTAGAAAAATATAATTCTTCTTTTGTTACTCCTATTGCTGAAGGTGTCTTACTTATATTTAACTTTATATTCTCTGTATGGATACTAAATGAAAAAGTTACAAAAGATATGATTATTGGTGTTTTATTTATAATAACCGGTGTATTTATGGTCTACTGCAATCATTTAAATTTTACAATATTTTAAACTTTTTATAGAAAATTGAATACTTTTCTATAAAAATTATTCTCTACTACACACAACCCAAGAACAACAACTAACTACAACTAACTACTATAAAACTATGACGACCAGAACCGTAACCTGCAGCTGCTGTGGTGAACCAGGACATAATCGTCGAACTTGCTGGATGCGAAATGTTACTCGCACACGCGGCGGACGATTCCCAGGAGATCTTCCTGTCTGGGATCCAGCAATTGAAGACCTAACTACTGCTGATCCCCTCGAACTTATTGAAACTCCACCTCCTGTTCCTCTTCCTACCACTCCTCCTCCCGCTCCAAAAAAAAGAAAAAGAACAAAAACTCCCCAAGCTCCAAAACCTTACGTCCAAGAAGAAAATCACTGCAACATCTGTTTTGATGAATTGGAGGAAACTAATAAAGTTATCACCAAGTGCGGTCATAAGTTCTGTGTAGAGTGCTATACCAGAGCCGCACGCAACAATAATGATTGTCCTTGCTGTAGGGAAAAGCTGTGCTCTAAGGAACCAGACAACTGGAAAAGGCGTTTTCAAGAGATGGAACGCGACTGTGAATACTACAGAGGCATAGTTGAGCGTATGGCGGGTGTTCTAGGTCCTCACATGGGACATGACGACCACCTCAGTGATAGCGATATGGATTTGGATTTGGATGATGATGATATCGAATACGAAAGAGCAAGAACAATTGGTGTATAATTAAACTTAAAAACTTAAATAATAAATTAAAAAATGGTTTAAACCTTTTTTCATTAAGCTATACATATAGTATGCAAATCTTCGTAAAGACACTTACAGGAAAAACCATCACGCTAGATGTTGAACCTAGCGATACCATAGAGAATGTAAAAGCAAAAATCCAAGATAAAGAAGGCATTCCTCCAGATCAACAACGTCTAATTTTTGCTGGAAAGCAACTTGAAGATGGAAGAACTCTATCAGATTACAATATCCAGAAAGAGGCAACACTCCATCTTGTCCTACGCCTTCGTGGTGGAAACTAAATAATAATTAGTTAGTAAATTTTTTAATTAATTATTATTTCAAAAACTTATCTTCTTCTCTTAGTTTTGCTTTTACTTCTTTTCTTTTTTCGTTTTGTTTTACGTCTCTTTCTACGTTTAGATTTGCGACGAGTTTTTCTTCTTCCTCCTTTTTTAAATGGTTTGCTTGAAGCAAGTATCTTTATTTCCTTATTATCTTCATCTATTACACCTGTACCATCTTCACTTAATTCTTCAATAACAAACCCTTCTAATTGTTCTTGGCTATAATTTTTCTTTATTAATGCTAGAGTTTGAAGAAAATCTAACGTTATTCTTTTTATCTTACTTTTATCTCTTATACTAATTTTTTTCACATATCTTTTTGTTTCATCTACAATTAATTTACCATAAAATTCATCATTTTTTATTAATTCTATAAAGATATTAGCTCCCTGTGGATTTTTTAATTGACTAAAGAGGGATTCTATCTTATTAATTATAGCATTTTTTATATTTTGCTGAACCTGCGCTCCTTCAGCAAATCCTAATAATAATTTTGCTTCCATTTTATTTTTATTTTCAGGATTTTTCAATACTTCTTTTTGAAATTGATAAGCATGTCTAGGATGAGAATTCTTCAAATGAGACCAAATCCCACTAGCAGTATCAAAAGATGCATCACATAGAGCACATTTATACTTACCATTATCCATAAAATAAAATCTATTAAAATTAGGACCTTTTACAGATTGAAACCTTTTGTTATTATTTTTAGACTTTTTGACATAATTACGTGTTTTAGCACCGTGATATTTCTTCATATGATACCATACTCCACTTGGACCAGCCCATCCGCCCATATTACATAATAGACAGTAGTATTTACCATCCTCTCTAATTTCATACGGTCCTTTTTGTCCTGTATATCCTTTTTGTTTTTTTGATGTAGTAGTAGTTGTAGTAGTTGTAGTAATAGCTGGTGGCTTTACAACATTATTATTATTATCTAAATATTCATATTCTTTCGTAGGTAAAGTTTCACGCATTATTTTTTTTTCTTTTATAGTTAATGGTGTGGGGTCATGTCTTTGCGGTGTAATTTTCCTCCTTTTAGAACGCCGAATTGCTTTAGACACATTTGGTGGGCCACTTGTTTTTCCTAGCCTTACTTCTTTTAAAGCTTTTTGATATTTTTCTCGTATTTCTCTACCTTTTTTTAATTGTGCTTCTAATTCTTCCCTTGATTTTGTCCCTTTACTATATCTATCATCCCATTCTTCATCTTCATCTTCACTTACTATATTTTTTAATTGTAATAGTTCTTCTCCAGGTAGTTCGTTTAAATCTATATCACTTTCTAGACTTTCTATATCACTAAGTTGATTTTGACTTATTAATTGTGAATTTTCTGGTAAATGACGTGGATTTGGATTCTTCTTTCTTGGCATATATAATAACTAAATATTATTTACACAAAAATTTATCTAACGCATAGTCTTTTATATTTGTTATATCAATATCTTTCAAATAACATTTTACTGGATAAAATTCTGTT